CAGTCGCTGATTGAAACCAAGGAAACCCTTGGCGCCAACATCCTCAACCGTTCGTTCACGGCAGCTTACGCTGGCGGCGACGGCGTTGAGCTGGTGGCCACCAATCACCCGATCGCCAACGGCACCTTCTCCAACAAGCTCTCGACGGCCGCAAACCTGTCGCAGACCTCGCTTGAGCAGCTGCTGGTGCAGATCCGCAACGCCGTGGACAACAACGGCAAGCGCATCCGCTTGACGCCGAAGAAGTTGGTCGTTGGACCGAGCAACGTGTTTCAGGCTGAGGTTCTCCTCAAGTCTGTGCTGCGTGCCGGAACGGCAAATAATGACATTAATCCAGTCAAATCAATGGGTTTGCTGGATGGCGGTCAGGCCAACCTCTCGCGTATCACCTCGACCACGGCGTTCTGGGTTCAGACCGACGCGCCCGAGGGTCTCAAGCTCGCGATGCGTCGCGGCCTCGAGAAGTCGATGGAGGGTGACTTCGAAACCGACAGCATGCGCTACAAGGCCACTGAACGCTACGCGTTCGGCTGGACCGATCCGCGCGGCGTGTACGGTACGCCGGGCATCTAACCTGAGCGGGGGGCTTCGGCCCCCCTCTCTTCTCTGAAGGAGAAAACAGATGTCTCAGACGACTTGGACTGGCCCACTTGCCTCCGGCGATAAGAACGCCGGTTTGTCAGGCGGACCCAACATCGGCCTTGCGGTTCTTTCGCAGACTGTGTTGATCGACTTCGATGCCACACTGGTGCAGAACGGCACGGTTTACCTGCCGTACGACAGCCAGATCGTGGACATCATTGTCGACGTGCTTACGCAGTACAACAGCGCCACCTCGGCGACTGTGTCTGTCGGCACGGCATCGGGCGGCACGCAGTACGCCAGTGGCGTTAACGCCAAGACCGGCATCCGCGTCCTTCCGACGTTCACCGCCGCACAGCTCGCCGCGATGGACGACATCGGCACGAACGGCACTGTTGTCGCTACGGTCACGTCAGTTGGTCAGCCTACGGCTGGTCAGGTGCGTGTCACGTACTGCTACGTGCAGACGACCGCACAGGACTAATGACTGTTCGCGAAAGCGATGGTATAGGGTGGGGGCCGGCCTAAATAACCGGCCCTTACTTCGCAGAAGGAACGCCCCATGGCGGACGCAGTAGCAACACAGACCCTGTTCGATGGCGAGCGTATGGCCATCATGAAGTTCACGAACATATCCGACGGCACCGGGGAAACCAAGGTTGTCAAGGTTGATGTCTCGACCCTCACCTCCAGCGCCTTCGGCAAGGCCTGCGACGGCGTGACGATCACCAAGATCCACGCCCTCACACACGGCATGGAAGTCGACATGTACTGGGACGCAACCACGGACGTGCTTATCGCCGTGATCCCGCAGAACAACATGTACTCGTTCGACCTGACGCAATTCGGCGGCCTGTGGAATAACGCCGGCGCCGGCAAGACCGGCGATGTCCTGTTCTCAACGCGCGACACATCTACCGGCGACACGTATACTATCGTCCTCGAGATGGTTAAGTCGTACGCGGAATAAATGGCATGAATGGTGGCACCTACGACAGCCGGATAGCGCAAGCCAAGCGTCAGATCGACGACGCCCTCGGCTTGCCGCAGCGCGTCAGCCCCCTCGGGCCGCCACCGAACCAACAGCAGCCGCCCGTTAGCGGTCAGGCTGGCCCCATGGCGCAGCAGATGCCTGCCGGGGCACCGAACCCCGGCGCACCCTTCGGCGCGCCTCCCATGGGCGCCCAGCAGCCGATGGGAGGCCAGTTTGCGGGCATGCAGGGCGGCCTGCAGGCGCAGGTGGGTCCCGCCAACGTCGGCGTGCAGGCGCAGATGGGGCCTCGCGGCGGTTTTCAGGGAATGCAGGGCAGCGCGGGCATGCCCATGGCCGGTGGCAATTTCGACGTGAACGCCGCCCTCGACGACGATATGAGGCTGCAGATGCTTCAGGCGCAGTATGCGCGCGGTCCGATGTCGGTATCCGGCGGCTATGAACCCGGCGCAGGTTTCGGCGGCGAGATGCGTTACGAGGACGGCCCCGTGTCGGTATCCGGCGGCTACGACCCGGCGCGCGGCGCCAACGTCAGCCTCGGCGTCCGCAAGCAGTTCAAGGAGGGTGGCCTCGCCACCGCCGGCGCGTGGACCCGCAAAGAGGGCAAGAACCCCGAGGGCGGTCTCAACGCCAAGGGTCGCGCGTCGTTGCGGGCGCAGGGGCACGACATCAAGCCTCCGGTCAGCGCCAAGCAGGCCAAGAAGTCACCGAAAGCCGCCGCCCGGCGCAGCTCGTTCTGCGCACGTATGGGCGGCATGGAGGGGCCGATGAAGGACGAGAAGGGCCGCCCGACGCGCAAGGCGCTGGCTCTGCGCAAGTGGGACTGCTGACATGAGTGACTTCGCCGTCAAGCCCATCTGGGACAAGAAGCGACCCGAGGATCTTGGCAAGCCGAAAAGTCTATCGGTGAAGCGCAAGAAATCTGCTAAGGCACGTGCGGCTGCGGCGGGCCGTCCTTATCCAAATCTCGTCGACAACTTGGCTGCGGCCCGCAAGAAAGGTAAGTGACATGGACGGTTTCAAAAACACGACGCGCATGACGAACATGGACGGCGGCTCCTGCTACGCCAAGGGCGGCAGCGTCAAGGGCGCCGCCAAGGTCGGTAAAGTGATGGGCGAGTTCAAGTCCGGCAAGCTGCACAGCGGCAGCAAGAGCGGCCCGACGGTGACCAACCCGAAGCAGGCGATGGCGATTGCCATGAGCGAAGCCGGCAAGAGCAAGACGCCGATGAAGAAGGCCGAGGGCGGCGCCGCGCGCAACCGCATGCCGCCGATCGGCGACAGCGTGGACAGCGGCAACCGCATGTCTAAGATGAATGCCGCTGATCGCGCTGCCGTGCTGCGGACGGCAAAGAAGAGCGTGCCTGTGGCCTCGCGCCTGCCGTTGATCGGCGACAGCGTGGACAGCGGTAATCGCATGTCCAAGATGAACGCCGCTGATCGCGCCGCCGTGCTGCGCACGACCCCCCGCGCAAAGGGCGGCGTGATGAAGAAGGCCAGCGGCCTCGCTGCCATGCCGAAGGGCGCGTCGAAGAACAACGGCCCCGCACGCAAGTACGCCAATGGCGGTCCGGTAACCAATCAACCAATGGGTCAAACTACTGCCGCCTACGGGGCCAAGCTGCGTGAGCAGATTAAAGCCGGTACGATGACCAACGCTCAGGCTCAAGCGGCTCATAACGCTTTTGTAAAGCAGCAGATGTCGCCTCGTGCCCTAGCTGCCGCTGAAAACGCCAGCGCAACACTTCGGGCTGCTTCGGGGCCGTTAGCGAGGGGTCTGCTTGGCGCCGGCGCCAAGCAGGCGCCTACGCCGCCGAAGCAGCCAACGAGGGATCTGTTTGCCGGCCAGAAGCCGCCGGTTGATCCGGGCATTGCGATTGATAGGCCGAGGGTTTCGACGCCGCAAATGCCGGTGTACGACCGTGGGCGGTCGACGCCGGAAATGCCGATGGTTTTGCCGCCGGAGTATGGCCGTGGGTTCAACCCGATGCCGGTGTATTCGCCGCCGATGGAGCAGGTGCAGCCGCCCAGCGGCGGCTACTATTCCGAGCCGATGCAGCCGTCCAGCGGCGGCTACTTGGGCACAAATATGACTAAGAGCCAGTTGCGACAATCTCTCCTAACCCCGCCAACCCTATTTGGCACTCCGGCACCGTTCACACCGCCGATGCAGCCGTCGATGGAGCCGCCGATGCTGATGCCGCAGCCGATTGGTAAGCCGATGCCGGTGTATCCGCCGCCGGTACAGCCGCCAGTGCAAGCCCCCGCACCACAAGCTCCCGCAGCCTTGCCCGGTGCCCCGCAGACAAATCCGCGTTACCGAATGGGCGGCCTTGCGGTCATGCCGAGGGGCGGCAGGTACTGAGACTGAGGCGTAAAGGAAACTCAATATGGCCAATGCACTCTACCCGAAGTGGAAGGAGCAACTGCTCCAGTTCACTGCGAACAACAACTTGTCGGCCGGCACCGTTAAGGTGGCGCTGGTGGACACGGGCGTCTACACCTACAACGCGGCGGATCAGTTCTACACTTCGGTCTCGTCGGCCGTCGTGGGCACGCCGCAGACCATCGGGAGCAAGACGTTTACCAATGGCGTGTTCGACGGCGCGGATGCTACCTTCACGGCAGTCACCGGCGCCTCAATCGAGGCGCTTGTGCTGTACGTCGACACCGGCACCGCCGCCACGTCGCCTCTGGTGGCGTACATCGACACGTCAGTCACCGGCCTGCCGGTGACGCCAAACGGCGGCGACATCTCGATCACGTGGAACGCTTCGGGCATCTTCGCGTTGTAAACCCTTGCGAGGATTAACACATGGCACTGGTTCTCTCTAACCGCGTGCAGGAAACGACGGCCACTACGGGGACCGGCACGGTAACTCTTGCCGGCGCCGTATCCGGCTTTCAGTCGTTTGCGATCGTCGGCAACGGTAACACTACGTACTACACGATCACCAGCGGTACAGATTGGGAGGTCGGGATCGGCACGTATTCTACGACCGGCCCCACGCTGGCGCGTACAACGATCCTGTCGTCTAGTGCAGCGGGTGCTGCTATTACCCTTGTAGGCACCAGCACGGTGTTCTCTTCCTACCCGGCGGAGAAGGTTATATCAGACGGCTACGGCCTTCTCCCCGTGGCCAACGGCGGCACAGGCGCGACGACGCTGACGGCTAACAACGTCCTGCTCGGTAACGGCACATCGGCGGTGCAGGTAGTCGCTCCCGGTACTACTGGTAACGTTCTAACCAGCAACGGTACGACATGGCAAAGCACGACGCCCGCCGCCAGTGGCGCAACAGTGGGGCAGGCCATCGCCTTCTCCATCATCTTCGGACTGTGAGGAAATAGGTCATGGCCAACCCGAATATTGTTGCTGTCACCGCCATTCGAGGCGACAACAGCAGCGTCTCGCTGACTACCACCGCAGCCACGTCTATCGTGAGTAACGCCGCGTCAAGCGGCAAGGTGTACAAGATCAACACGATCATCGCGGCGAATGTCGATGGCACCGTCGCCGCCGACATCACGATCAACAAGTACAGCGCGGCGGCATTGGGCGGCACGGCCTTCCCGATTGCCTCGACCGTCTCGGTGCCCGCCGACGCCTCGCTGGTTATCGTTGACAAAACCACGGCGATTTACCTCAAGGAAAACGAGAGCATCGGCGCTACTGCCGGTGTTGCGAACGACCTTGTGATAACGTGCTCGTGGGAAGACATCTCGTAAGGACGGCGTAGGTGCCCATTAATCGCAAAATCGGCGGCTACATAACGGCGAACCCGATTGCGCCATCGTCAACGCTTGCTCGCGGCGGCTGGACACTCTCCCAGCAGCTTCAGGCTGTGTCGGCGGGCCTGTGGCCTTTGCCGCCGTTTACGGGTAGCATCGCCGTAGCACATGAAACATCGCCCCACATCACCGCTTACCCGTGGAGCGGCAGCGGCTTCGGAACTAAGTTTGCCAATCCGGCCACGCTGCCTACCGACACCGGCCTTGGCGTTGCCTTTTCCCCATCCGGCAACGCTATCGCTGTGGCGCACTACAGGTCTCCCTGTGTCACCGCCTACCCGTGGAGCAGCAGTGGCTTCGGCACTAAGTTTGCCAATCCAGCTACGCTGCCTACTAGCGAGTGTCAAGAAGTAGCCTTTAGTCCAGCGGGCGATGCCATTGCCGTGGCGCAATACTCTTCTCCATTTCTCGCGGCCTATCCTTGGAGTGGATCTGGTTTTGGGACAAAGTTTGCCAATCCCGGCCCGCCGCCAATCGGCACCGGCTATGGCGTGGCCTTTAGTCCCGCAGGAAACGCGGTTGCCATAGGTACTAATTGGGGCGGCGGAGGTTCGCCAATTTTAAGCGTTTATTCGTGGAGCGGCAGCGGCTTTGGGTCGAAGTTTGCCAATCCAGCTACGCTGCCAACATTTCAAAGCAATAGCG